TGCGAGGTGTTCTGTCAGCCATGTGCTTACTCCTTCACGTACTTGGCGTATTCTTCGAGAGGTACACCAAGCTTTTTCGCAATCGCGACTTGTGAATGCGTCAGCTTGACCGACCTGCGCCCCTGAGTTGTACTGCGGGATGCGGAGTTACCAGCAGAAGCGACCTGGCTTCCTCCACCCGATTTCTTCGCCGCCTGAAACTTGTGTGGAAATTCCCTGCGAAGACGACGATCAACCTCATTGTAATACTCATCGCTCTGCGGGTCAAACCCCTCTTCATCGACAAGCTGGTGGTGGATCGTAAATGCCGCAGTGGTCATGACGCGGTCGTCACCGAACCACTTGTTCTTCTCCGCCCAGCTCTGGGCGCGAGGATCAGGCTTAGGCCGCTGAGGCTGAGCTTGCTGCTGAGCCGGTTGAGCGGGAGCCTGTTGACGTTCGACCGGAGCCTTAGCCTGCTGATCGGCGCGAGCCTTGGCAACGCCGTAGCGCTGCTGTTCCACGGCGATCTGAGACAGCATCTCCTGCGCCTCAAGAAGGCGGTCCGAATCTCCCGACTCGTACGCTTCCTTGTACATGCGCTTGGCAGCGTCCTGTTGCGACTGCAGACGCGCGCCGTATTCCGACAGGTAGCCCGTGTCTAGAGCCTGCATGCGCTGCTTCAGCTTCTGGTTTTCCTCCAGAAGTGTCTGAGACAGCCGGACTGCCTCTTGGCGGTCCCGCTCTTCTAGGCGGTAGCGCTCCGTCAGCTTCTTGATGCGGCTCTGGACGCCACGACTATAGGACGAAAGCTCGTCCTCTCCGCCCTCGTCCGCAGCAGACTCAACCCGAGTTCGCTCGCCCTCATCAGAGGTCTCTACCTCTGTGGTCTCAATTTCGTTCTCGATCTCTTCGGTCATGAACTTATCCCTCAAACGTGTTTGACATCATCCGGATCCAAGATGGTGGCGATGACTTCGTCGTCATTGATGATGCGGACCTCCCCGCCCTCAATCTTGAAACGAGAGCCTGAGTACCGACCGATGCACACCCACTGACCAGCGGCGCACCACGGCTCGACACCCTCACCAAACTTGCCCGGATCTTTGTATGCCAGAGGCCCCAGCTTGAGCACGTATGCCACAACAGTAGCAACGGACTCCCGCTCCCGAACTTCGTCAGGAACGTACAGGCCTCCAGCGGTTTTCGCTTTGCCTTGATAAGGCATGACCAGAACCCGCCAACCGGTTGGTTGCGGGAGACGCTCTAGTAATGATTTTTCAAGGAGAGAGGGATCAAGAACACGCTTGTCTGCGTCCACATAGGGGCCCTGCAGAGAAGAGGAAGGAGCCTTTGACTCCTCGCGTTCCTTTTTCACTTTCTGCGCGACATGTTCAGGAAGATATAAAGTCTTCGACATCGTCTACGTTTTTCTCCAGCAGGGCCTTGATTTCTTCTCGAGCGAAAGAGAGGCCCCGAATCTCTCCCACCGACATTTTGTACTGCTCCCAGTTCTGGACAGAACCGTTAACAATGGCATCAGAGAGCACTTCTTCGCGCTCCCTGATCCTCTTATACAAGTATCTAGCGACTTCAACAACATCCATTATAGGATATCCCTGTAGGTTTCTTGTGACTCCGATGTAATCGGACCACCCTCCACCCATTCATCGCATGTGTTCTCGGACTTGCAAGCAAATTTTAGAAGCTGGCAGTAGCCCGTGTTGCCGGACTCGTCGCCCAAGCACTCCAGCATCTCTTCGGTCTGGTTGTACATCCCGCAGTTGCCGCACACGTCCGTCAGCCGGAAAGCCGAGCCCTCATTAGGCCCACGGTAGTGGTACTCTTCGATGGCGGTCTGACGGTTTTCGTCATTCAGCTCGGGATCCTGGGTCGGAAGAGGGCAGCTTTTGCCTTCTTCGTTCTCCTCGTACTTATCCACAGGCATTCCGCCGTCGAGCAGCAGGTTGATTACGATGGTGGGCATCAGAAGGTTCCTCTGAATGTGTTGGCCTTGGGCGATGCGGAGAACCGAGACATGACCATGCCACCGTCCTTCATCTTCTTTTCTGCCGTCCTCAGTGCGATAGCCACCGCCTGCTTTTGCGGGCGGCCTTCGCCCACGAGCTTGCTGATGTTTGAGCTGATGGTCTTCTGAGACTTACCCTTTTTCAGTGGCATGGCTTACCCCATAAACATCTTTTGGCGCTGCACATCGATGCGCTCGCGGTTCGTGGCATCACGCTGCGCGGCGATCTCTTCTTGGCTCTCGATCCGAGCGGAGTCAGAGGCCGACCGCTGCTGTAGCTTCATGCGCTCGAGGTTGAGTTGCACCTCATCATCCGCCGCCTTGCGCTGTTGGTCCTGCTGTTTGAGGGCCAGCTCTTGCATGCGGATCTGAACGAGCGGATCGGACATCGGGTCGTTGCCCTGAGGCATCATCTGCGGGATGATTTCCTTCATGATCGTCTCGATCTGCATGGCGATCAGTTTTTCCATCTGCGCCGGATCCTGCATGCTCTGTTGAACTTGCATGATCTGTTGCTGGACAGCCACGGGATCAAGCGCGCCAGCCGCGGCCTGAGTTTGAGCCTGCTCGATCACACCTTGGATCTCGTCCATCACAGCCTTGCGGGCCTTCTGCGAGACGTGCTCCAGAACGTGGGAGTAGAAAACGCCCATGACCTGAGGAGATGTCATGACCAGAGGCGTCTTCATGAACATCAGGTGCATGCGGATATGCGCGTCGTGGTCCTGGTCCGGGAAGGTGTTGAGGAGTTCGCCCATCAGCGCACGGGCGTTCTCGACTGCCGGGTCCAGAGGCTGCGGACGCGGCGGAGGAGGAAGGATCTCCTCGATGTTCTGCACTTCCAAGGCCAAGTACATCCGGCGGTACGCCGCATGCAGGTTGTGGATCTGCGGGTTAGACTGCGCGAGCTGCAACTGCGTCTGGGCCAGCGTCACGCGCTGAGCCATCGAGAAGATGTTCGGGTCCGAGACCGGGATAACATCCACACGGCTGTCAAAGTCTTCTGCGTAGATGGTGCGATTGCCCCCCTGCACGTCGTAGGGGTATTCCTGCGGGAGGTTGTCCCGGAAGATGCGCGCAAGAATACGGAATTCCTGCTTCTGCGCGTAGTGCAGACGCTTATGGATGGCCGACATAACCTTCATGCCACGCTCCAAGAGCGCAACCGTCGTACCCACAGGAGCCTGCCCGTTGGCGTCAGCAGTCTGCTGATCTGCCAACGAAGCAAAGCGTCGTCCGCCTTCAACAAGTGCAGCAAGGAGCTGAGCAAGGGTGGCGCTCGGCTCTTTGTACGGCAGCGGGACAAGAGCGTTTCTCAAGTCACCGCCGGGTGCATCTACGTCCCGCCACTCGCCCGGTTGTAGGGGCTCGTCATTGTCACGAACCCGAACTCCCCTAGCCTTGAACCCTGCGGGGAGGTTAGCCAGAGTACCTGCGTCGATCAACTGACGCAGAATGCTCGTGGCCGCACGGCCAAGGCCCCCAATCATGTGGATCAGGCCAAAACCGTAGAAGCCCAGACCCGGCATGAACTTGTAGTGGACGAAGTATTGCTGCTTGCGCGCAAGATCCGCCCCTTCCTCGAAGTTGCGGCGAATAGACAGGATCTGGCCAGACCCCTCGTCAATCGACACAATGTATGGCAGGGCGATACCCGTGGGCTCGCCTTCCGGGGACATGTCCTCAAAGCCTTCGATGTCGAGATCGATGTGCATTTCCAAGATGGTGTACACGTCATCCGTGTAGGACTTCGACGTACCTTGGATCTCGTCCACCTTCTGGCGAACAGTGTCGTTCTCTTGGTCGTACTTGGTCAGCTCGATGTCGCGGTAGAACCCCGAAACTTGGAGCTTACGAACTTCGTTCGCATTCATCCGCAAAACATGTGTCACGCGCGGGGCGGTTTGTAGGTCAGAGGCCGAGTACGGCACCACCAAATCCTGCGCCGGAATGAACTTCGAAACCGCCCGCTGCCGAGCCTCGTCGAAGTAAACCTTCTTGAAGGTCGAGCCAGACAGGGGAAGATAGAACAAGAGCTGATCCATGTCCGGATCAAACTCCTCCATCACTTCCATGATCTGGTAGTTCATGAAGTCCTTGACGCGTGAAGCTTGCTCCTCGCGCTGCTGATCCTGCAGGCCGATGATCTGGGTTTGCACCGGGCCGCCGGAGGGGAGCAGTTCCTTGTACGCCTGCGCTTGGAACTGGGCCACACTCTCTGAGATCAGGGGGTGCGTAACGCCAGATGCCCCAGAGAACGGCTGTGTGCGTTCCTCGTACTTGACGCCGAGCTGGTCCAGACCCTTTGTGTAAGTCTCCTCCCACTCGGAACGTGAGCTCATGTCCTCTTCGAAGGAGGCCCGGAGGTCCGTCGAGATCTCGGATAGATACGACTCGTCCAAGAACTCAGCCAAGTTGGCATCGTGCGCCATGGCGACGGAGGCTTCTTCCTCGGCGATGATATCGGCCAGCGCTTCAACAAGCGCGCCGCCCTCGCCGTCGGGTGTCACTTTCGCGCCGCCCGAGAAATCTACAAAAGGGGACTCCGGAATTTCAACGGAGGCCTCTGAGGGCATCATGTCTTCGGCTCTGATCGCCGAATCGACCATAGGCGGCAAGGCCATTAGTAGTACTCCCGTTTGCGCTGAAAGAGCGAGTCATCTGCCTCTTCTTCCCCGTTCAGGGAAATGAAGCCGCCCTGACGGAACCGCATTAAAGCCAACGTCATGCTATCACAAAAGTCGTCGTGGTCGCCATTGGGAAATGAAACGACCTCTTCGATCACTTCCTCTGCGAACTTTTTATCAGAAGGTGCCCATACAACGCCAGCTTCAAAAAGCGGGGCGACCATGTGCATGCGGGTAATCTTGTCTACCCCGCCGCCCCTTGCCTTTTTGCCCGGGGAGAAGCCCAGCGCCGGAATACCGCGGAGCCGCAACTCGTCAATGAGTGGAAGGCCCGTCGCTTTTGCTTCGACCACCACCATGTCGGGCTCCCAATATTCGTGCTCCTCATAGGCAATCTCCTTGAGTTCAGGGAAATTCCAGCGGCCCCGCCGCGCATCCAGAAGGATGATATTGTCTGCGCCACCCTCCTCGGGGGTGAATACGCCCCACGTGGTAATGGCCGAATAGTCCGCCGTCTCCTTCTTGGAGAAGGCCGTGTCGTAGGCCTGCAAGATGTACTTAACAGGGGGGATCTTTTCCTTCTCCCACGGCTGCCACCACTCCCGGCGGATGATCGCGGACTCTGTGGCCGTGGGCTGCTGTTGCCACTGCGCGGACCACTTGCCTACAGGAAGCGAGGCCTTGATGGAGAGCAGCGCGTTCTTTTCCCAGAACTCCGGCCACAGCGGGTTTCCGGAAGGCAGAATGGCTGGGAACTCGATGACCTCCCACTTGTCCGCCATGATGTCGCTGCCCTGCGCGGCCATCAGACGGCCCGTCAGATCCTTCTTTCCCCACCGCGTCATAACCACGATGATCGCGCCGCCGGGCTGCAGACGCTGGCGGGGACCTGAGGTGTACCATTCGTATGCGTGGTCAAACGCCGTCTCGGACAAGGCGTCCTGTTCCGAGTGTGGGTCGTCAATGATGAAGAGGTCAGCGCCTCGACCCGTCACTGCCGCGCCCACACCTGCCGCGAAGTACTCGCCGCCCTTGTCCGTGCCCCACTTACCTGCGCCCTTGTTGTCTTCCTTCAGGTGCGTGTCCGGGAAGATCTCTTTGTACTTCGGGTCGTCAATCAGATCTCGGACCTTGCGGCCAAACCGAACGGCAAGTTCGGTGTTGTGCGTGGCCTGAATGATCTTGAGCTTCGGGTTCCGGCCCAGGAACCAAGCAGGCATCAGGAACGACGCGAACTCCGACTTCGAATGACGAGGCGGCATGTTGATGATCA